TCTACTGCCAGAGATTTATTAGGTAGACTTCAATTAGCATATGAAAATTTACCAAGATGGATGCAACAAGGTATTATATCTTGGAATAAAGGTTCATTAGAATTAGAAAACGGGTCAAAAATATCAGCAAACTCAACATCATCATCCGCAGTTAGGGGTGGATCTTATAACGTCATATTCTTGGACGAATTTGCATTCATACCAAATCACATTGCAGATGACTTTTTTGCATCTGTATATCCTACAATTTCATCTGGTCAGAAATCAAAAGTTATAATTGTTTCTACCCCAAGAGGTATGAATCATTTTTATCGTATGTGGCACGATGCCGAAAGAAATAAAAATGAGTATATACCAACTGAAGTTCATTGGTCTGAAGTTCCTGGTCGTGATGAAGAATGGAAAGAACAAACAATCGCAAACACATCAGAACAACAATTTAAAGTTGAGTTTGAATGTGAGTTTCTTGGATCTGTTAATACTTTAATTAATCCATCAAAGTTAAAAAACCTTGTATATGAGAGTCCAATTCAAAAGAATGCAGGGTTAGATGTGTATGAAGTACCAATGGAGAATCATAATTATCTAATTACAGTTGACGTTGCTCGTGGTTTAGGTAATGATTATTCAGCATTTATAGTTTTTGATATAACTAATTTTCCATATAAGGCAGTTGCAAAGTATAGAAATAATGAAATTAAACCTATGTTATTTCCAAGTATCATAGATGACTTAGGAAAAGCATATAATAAAGCATTTATATTATGTGAAGTAAATGATATTGGAGACCAAGTAGCAAGCATATTAAATTATGATTTAGAGTATGATAATTTACTGATGTGTTCCCAAAGAGGTCGTGCAGGTCAAGTTGTTGGTGCTGGATTTAGTGGTAAAAGATCACAATTAGGAGTGAGAACTACACAAGCAGTTAAAAAATTAGGTTGTTCAAACCTTAAAACACTGTTAGAAGATGATAAGATACTTATTATTGATTATGATATTATATCAGAATTAACTACTTTCTCTCAAAAACATAACTCATTTGAAGCAGAAGAGGGATGTAACGATGACCTAGCCATGTGTTTAGTAATATTTGCTTGGTTAGTTGCACAAGACTATTTTAAAGAGATGACTGATAATGATGTAAGAAAGAGAATTTATGAAGAACAAAAAAATCAAATAGAGCAGGATATGGCACCTTTCGGTTTCATGTCTGATGGTATGGATGATACTTCTTTTGTTGACAAGGACGGAGATGTATGGCATACTGATGAATATGGTGACAGATCTTATATGTGGGATTATATGTAATGGATTTAAATGAAAGTAATGTAACCAAATCTTTATCTGAAATCGCTCCTTATATTGAAGCAGACGGAGGATTTGTAGAGTTTGTTGAGATAGAAGAAGGTACTAACTACGTTAAAGTTAGATTAGGTGGTGCTTGTACAAGTTGTGCTATGAGTGCAATGACACTTAAACAAGGTATTGAAAGTAAAATAATGCAAGATATTCCTGATTGTAATGGAGTTATTCAAGTTCTCTAATGGAATTTGATGAACAAATGGAAGTTAGTCATTTTGTTCTTACAGAACGTAAATGTCGTGTTTGTGGTAAAACAAAAGATTTAATAGATGGATTCTACCTAATAAGGAAAAATAAAAGTATTCAATCATCATATTCATATGAATGTAAAACCTGTACTATTTCAAGAGTAAAAAAATCAAAAAAGATAATAAGTAACAAGTGGGAATACCCAGATTGGTAGTTCATGCACCGTTTCCCCGATGAAAATGGTATTTTTAATAAATAATTGAAGAAAAAATATCCTGAGATTGGAGAAACAAGATGCCTCTAAATTTAGCATCTCCTGGTATCGTAGTTAGAGAAGTTGATCTCACCATAGGTAGAGTAGACCCGACAAGTGGCTCTATTGGTGCATTGGTCGCTCCATTTACGAAAGGTCCCGTGGAGGAAGCACAACTCATTGAGAGTGAGGAAGATCTATTACAAACTTTCGGACAACCCTATTCAGTTGATAAACATTACGAATATTGGATGGTAGCATCATCATACTTAGCATATGGTGGCACATTACAAGTTATTCGTGCCGATGATTTAAATACTGCTACTGGTGTTGGTCTTAAGAACGCTTTTGTAGGAACTGCGTCAAGTATTAGAATAAAGAGTGGTACACATTATAACCAATTAGGTTACGATGAAAATACTATTACAGGTGTTACTGTAGCAGCAAAAACACCTGGTAGTTATGCAAATGGAATTCGAGTTGCAATAATAGACTCAAAAGCAGACCAAGTTATAACTGTTGCCTCTGGTAATACAACTCCAGTTGGAACAGCGGTCACTCAAACTGCATACGGTAGAATACTTCCAACTTCTACTGGTACAAAAACATTAGACGGTTACATCAAAGGTATTGTAACTCAAAGCACAGATACAAGTTTGGAAGTTAAAGTTCTTGCTCATGTTTCTGCTGCTGGTACAGTAACCAATGTTAATTATCAGAATGGTGGAGTTTACAATTTCACTCCAACTGGAACTGTTGGATTAACAACAGCGGGTAGTGCAGTTGTATTTAACGGTGCTGATATAACTTATACACAAGCAAAAGATTGGTTTGAACAACAAAATATCGAACTAACAAGCACAGATGCACAAGGAAATCCTGTAAAATTAGAATGGGATCAACTTGCAGATGCACCTGGCACATCATCTTACGCTGCTGCTAGAGGTGGTAGATTTGATGAAGTTCATGTTGTTGTGATTGATGACAAAGGAATAATAACAGGTAACACTGGAACTATTCTTGAAAAACATTTAAATCTATCTAAAGCAAAAGATGGTGAGTATTCAGTAGGTTCAACCTCTTACTGGAGAAAATATCTTGCAACAAACTCTAAGTACATCTATGGAGGAAGTGCTCCTGCTGGAATTACAACAACAGGATATAGTACAGAATCTAATAATACATTAGATGCTGATAGTGGATGGGATCAAAATGCTGAGAATGTTACCTTCGGAGGATCTGGAGTTATAACAAATTCACTCGCAGGTGGTACCAACTATGGAGGTAAAACAGATTATACTACTACTGGTGCTTTAAATTCAGGTGTAGATGACCTGATTACTGGTTATGGTTTATTTGAAAATACCGAAGAGGTAGAGGTAGACTTTGTATTGATGGGTGCTGCTCATCATTCTAAAGAGGAGTCACAGGCAGTTGCAGAAAAATGTATTGCAGTTGCAGAAGCGAGAAAAGATGCAGTTGCATTCATCTCACCTTATCGTCAAGCATTCTTAAATGATAGTTCAGTTGGATCTGTAACTGTTAATAACATAGACACAATGACAAGTAACGTTGTTGGATTCTATGCACCAATCACATCAACCACTTACGGTGTGTTTGATAGTGGTTACAAATACATGTTTGACAGATTCAATAACACATTCCGATATGTTCCTCTTAATGGTGACATTGCTGGAACGTGTGCGAGAACTGATATTGAGCAGTTCCCTTGGTTCTCTCCTGCAGGAACGGCCAGAGGTGCTATACTTAATTCAGTGAAACTTATCTACAATCCAGGTAAGAAACAAAGAGATATTCTATATTCAAATAGAATAAATCCAGTAATTCTATCGCCTGGTGCTGGAATTGTACTCTTCGGAGACAAAACTGGATTTGGTAAGTCATCGGCATTTGATCGTATCAACGTTCGTAGATTGTTTATCTTCCTTGAAGATGCTATCTCCGCTGCTGCGAAAGATCAATTATTCGAGTTCAACGACGAACTTACAAGAACTAACTTTGTAAATATTGTTGAACCATTCCTTAGAGATGTTCAAGCAAATCGAGGAATATTTGACTTTGTTGTTATTTGTGATGAAACTAACAACACCGCAGCAGTCATTGACGCAAATGAATTTGTTGCTGACATCTTCATCAAACCAGCAAGATCAATTAACTTTATTGGTCTTACCTTCGTTGCCACCAGAACTGGTGTTGCATTTGAAGAAGTAATCGGTTCCGTTTAATTAACAGAGGTTTAACCAACTATGGCTAGTAGAAATCAGGTCAATCCACCACCATTAAGGACGATTTCCGACTTTAAGAGTAAGTTGACAGGTGGCGGTGCCCGTGCTAATCTGTTTGAAGTTGTCCTCACATTCCCAGATGCTGCTCAACCAGCACAGGATGTTCTTGATAAATCAAGATTTTTAGTTAAAGGGGCACGACTTCCTGCATCAAATATCGCACAAATCGAAGTTCCTTTCAGAGGAAGGGTTCTCAAAATCGCAGGTGACAGAACATTTGATTCATGGACAGTTACAGTTATTAACGATACAGACTTCGCTATTAGGTCTGCATTCGAGAACTGGATGAATACAATTAACAAGTTAAGTGATAACACTGGACTCGTTAATCCTGCTGACTATCAAGCAGATGCATTTGTATTCCAACTTGATCGTGATGGACAAAGTATCAGGAAATATCGTTTCTATGATACATTCCCAACTCAGGTCGGTCCAATTGAATTATCTTATGATGCTCAAGGTATTCAGGAATTCACTGTTGAACTTCAGGTTCAGTACATCGAAATCCTAAAGGGAGATAGTCCCATATCAGGCGGTGAGAACATCAGCTAAATAAACATATAACAGAAATATTATACTATGGCAAAACTTTTCGGTTTTTCTATTGAAGAAACAGAAGATAAATCAACTTCTATTGTCTCCCCTGTCCCCAAAAATAATGAGGACGGGG